AGCTTCTCGTGATAATTATGCATTTATTCCTAATGTTAAAAAAGAACATGTTGATACTGAAAGAAGACGGCGGGTAGATGTAACTGCAAAAGAATATGTTTTCAAAAAAATAAAAATGAAAGGTAAATTTATTACATTTGCAGTATTGATGGCGGATACACCTGATGGTCCAAATATATTATATGATGCCGAAATGGCTAAAGTAGGAGATGCAGGAGAACCTCTTGGCGAATATGTGGGAGAAGCCAGTAAATTAAAACCGTATGATGTTAAAAGATTAAAAGAATATATAAAAAGTTTTTAGGAAAAACTTACTTTTATTACATTATTTTGGTAATCCAACCTATTCCTTTTGTTTGTCCTTCTCTAAATATTATTTGTTTATTTTCTTGAATAAACTCTGGTTTCTTTTTAAACCTAAACACAACTGTTGAAGTATCTCCAGTTCTAAGATAACAAATTTCTTCATCGTCATTACGGTTATTAGTATTAAATTCTCGGTTATCAGTATTAACTTCTCGGTTATCATTGTTTATGTCTTCATTATTTTTATTTTTAATTTTTATTATTTTTGCTATTTGTCTAATTGAACCACAATGAATAGTTGTTTCATAGTTTTCTTTTATAGTTGTTGGGTGGTGTAAAATCTGAATTTTAGCTTCAAATTCCCTATAAGTATGATTATCGTGTGTTTTATCTAATAGAATCATGCCACGTTTTATAGAAGAACGTTTAATATAAAAATGTTTATCTAATGATTTAATATTAAAACAACCTGATTTACCAGCTTCAATACAATCTACATATTTTCTAAAATTATTATGAATAGATTTTATTTGAATTTCATAAAAGATTCCATTAAAGGGTCCTATCATTATTTTATCTCCTTTAGAAATAATGCCAGATATAACTGTACCTGTTATAACTATACCCACACCTTTAACAAAAAATATATCTTCAACTAAACATTTCTGTTTTTGAGTGCTTAATTCTTTCCAATTGTATATAGTTTTAATATTTAATAAGAAATCTCTTAAATTGTTAATGTTATTTCCTTTAACATTTGAAACATTAAAATAGGGGATTATTTTTGAATCATGAAAATTCCAATTCAGTTTTGCACTTTCTAAATCTGTAATTTGTTTTAATTCATGGTATATTTTATATTTTTTAAGCATTTTAACTAATGTTTTAAATGTTTGCTTGTAAATATTTGGAGGACATATATCTATTTTAGAAAACACAATAATAAACGGAATTTTCAAGATTAATATGAGTGTTAAATGTTCTATTGTCATTTTTGTAACCCCCATATTACTTCCAATCATTAATACAATATAATCGAGAGAGCATCCATTTACCCCAAAGATAGTTGTTTTATAGTATTTTTCATGTCCTGCTAAATCAATAAATGATAGTATCTTATTTTTTTCTTCATTATCATAGTAATGGTGAGTAATGCTTGATGTTCTTCCTGATACTTGTTCATGTTTATGCTTTAGAATTTTATTTCGTGCTAATCCACGTCCATTATCTAAACTGTGTTCTTTTAATACACTTATAATAGTGCTTTTACCACTATCTACATTACCAAGTATACCTATACGTATTTCATTCATACGTATTCTAATTAATATTTATTAAAAAATCTTTAACACTTTAAATAAAAATTGAATAATAAATATGATTTAAAAGTATTAACATTAATTATATATATCATGGCTAGCAACTTTTTTCAAAACAACACAGTCGACTTGAATGACCTTTGGTACAATTCTCATAAAAAACTAATTAAACGTGTTTTGGCAGAAGTAGATGCATCAGATAGACAAGATGACATTATTAAGAAATTTCTATCTGATCCATTGAAAATTAAGAAACAAAGGGATCCATTAATGCCACGAAGACCAAAATCATCATTCTTATATTTCTGTGACGAACATAGACAGCAAATTAGAAATAAAAATGAAGGGTTATCAATGGGTGGGGTAATGAAAGAGCTTGGACTGCTTTGGGGAAAATGTGAAAGCAAAGACAAATATTTACAAATGTCTAAAGAGGCTAAACAAGATTACGAAGAGAGGATGGAAGAATACAATGACAATAATTGCTATGATTAAACCCATTCGTCTTCTTCTTTTGATTGAAGTTTATTTACGATAAAAAAAGAGCATCCATGTTCCTTTACATTATTAATATATATATAAAAGTCATTTAAATTTAATTCTTTTTCATTTTTAAGAGATGAATTCATTATATAATAATTACTGTATCTTTTTGTAATACAATACCAATGACGTCCATTTCCTGTATTTAATATAATACCAAATGCATTATCAATATAAGCTTTTATAAAATTTTTTTGTTTATAATCAGATATAGAATCATAATAATTGTCCCAATTAGATGACCATGAAGGAGGTTTAGGTAATAAAGGATCCCAATGATCATTGTTGGATAGTTTTTTTTCTTTTATCATATTTAATTCATTTAATTCTGATTTAACAGAAGTGTCTGTTATATTAATATCAATAATAGCTTCAATGTATTTTTCTATATGTTGTTTTTTAATCATATGAGTTTCAAATTTAAATAAAGCTAGGGTTCTTTTAATAACTTCAATATCATAAAATTTTCCTTTATGAAATCCACCTGGTTTAAAATCCATAGCACGTTTTTTAGCCTCTTTTAAACTAAGAGTATTATTATATTCCATACTTTTTTTAATATAATCATAAATTATCTGAGAAGACATAGAATCCATTGTATTTTTTGGTAATTTTATACGGAGTAAATTCATTACGGTATAAAATCCACATTTTCCACTCCCTATAGGTTGTGTTTGATGTATATAAGTACTTAACTCTAAAAGATTTAATTCAGGGTCTGTAAAAAGATTATTCATTTGTAATCTTTTTTTTTTACTTTTCAGGTGTTCAATTGGAATTCTTTTATTTAATTTAATTTCAAGTGATATATTATTTGAGTCTATTTCCCTTCTACATAGATTTATATAATAAAATAAATTATTATTCCAATAATAAAGTCTGTAGTTGCAAAATTCATTTGAACCATGTTTATTAAATTCACCTTTTTCTATAAAATAATCTCCATTTTTTAAATTATTATGTTTATTATAATAATTTAATCTCCAAATATATTCCAATAAATTATGGACATCATCTTTAGAACAATATGGAGGATTTAGAAACTTAGTAACTGGATTATAAAATAAACTGGATCTCCTTCTACTTACTCTGGATCTCCTTCTACTTACTCTGGATTTCTGTCTACTTACTCTGGATTTCCGTCTACTTACACTGGATATCCTTCTACTTACACTGGATTTCCTTCTACTTACACTGGATTTCCTTCTACTTACACTGGATTTTCGTCTACTTACACTGGATTTTCGTCTACTTACTCTGGATCTCCTTCTACTTACTCTGGATCTCATTCTACTTACTCTGGATCTCCTTCTACTTACACTAACCGGAAATCCACATTTGGTACAAAAATTATTACCTTTTATAATAGGATTTCTACATTGAGTGCAGAATTGTTGTTTATAACTTAAATTATTTCTGCTAACAGGAGTACCACAAGAGGTACAAAAACTGTTACCTTTAATTAAAAATTTCCCACATTCCGTGCAATACATTATATTATAGTATTATATTTATATTGAAAATAATTTAGAATATTTGTAAAATTATGAAAAATTGATTTATATTTTATTATCAATCATTACTTAAAAGTAATATGATTACTATTAAAACGGAATATGGGTTTAAAACTTTTTATAACTCATTTGATGAATTACTAACACATATAGATTATGATTTTATAGCAGAAATAGATTGTAGTAATAATAATTTAACTTTTCTACCTAATCTTCCAGTATATCTTAAGACGTTAAATTGTAGTAATAATAATTTAACTCAACTACCTGAATTACCACCTTTTTTAGAATATTTGGATTGTACTAATAATAAATTAACTATTATACCATTTCTTCCTAAAACTCTTGGGTGGTTGTATGTATCAAATAATATTTTGACCGAATTGCCATTTCTACCCTTAAAGTTAAGAATACTGGAATGTTCTAATAATAATTTGTGTAATCTTCCCAAATTACCAACTAAAGTTAAATATGTGTATTGTATTAATAATAATTTAACTGATTTACCTGATATGCCAGAAAATATACATTATCTATTTTACTCAAATAATCCTATTTATAATTTTGTAGACATGTATTTTTACGGGAGTAAAATAGCATATTTTGAATGGAAAGATTCATATAAAAAAATATACGTATCTAAATTATCTAATTGGTTTTTGGAATGCAAATATAATCCTAAATATAAATATTGTAGAGATAGAGTTAACTCTGAATACGATGAACTAATTAAATGCTAATAAGTTTATTTAATATCGTTTATAACTTATTTAAATAATAGATTATATAATTATAAATGAATAAATATACATTTTTTTATATTAATGGATGTCCTGGTGCACGAGCTGTACGATTGTATATGAAATATAAAAATGTTTTAGCCGAAGAAGTATTATTGAATATGAGCAAAGGTGAACATAAAACCGAAGAATATTTAAAACTTAATCCAATGCACACAGTTCCAACCCTAAAAATAGAGTATCCAGATGGTAGTGTGGAAGGTGTATATGAATCAAGGATAATACTTAAACATTTAGATAACAACACTGATATTGAAGTAGATAAGTGGTTATATTGGGATTTAGGATTTTTGTATCCAAATGTAGGTAAAATAATTTATCCACGTATTTTTAGAAATGAAGAACCAAATATAAAAGATCTTCCTAATTTAGTTGAAAAATTTGAGTATTTAAATAAAACATTAGAAACCCGCGATTTTTTGGTTGGCGATACTTTAACAATAGCAGATATATCTTGTTGTATGATAATTGAAAACAGTCAAATATGCAGTGATTATATTGATGTAAAAGATTATCCAAATATAGTATCATGGATAGAAAATATAAAAAAAAAGGTAGGCTATGATAATTGGAATGAAGTAATGATACCATTTTATAGAACTAAGAATTAATGATTAGTACCTCTGTTTCTAGGTTGTCCAGTTCTTTTAGAATAATTATATGTTGACGATTTATTAAATTTATAATTTTGATCTTTGTAGTTAGATACATGGATATTTTTAAATTCATACAAATAAATATTAGTAAGTGGTTCGTATTCTTTGTTAACTGTATTGTTCAAAGCATTAAGGATAAGAAGGTTAGTCAAAAGTGTATTCATAGTGTTTACTTATAATTAATATGCACAATCAAATTGAAATCAATTTTATACTTTTATTATGATTTAAAAATAATAGTTTACTTTATACTATGTTTAACATAGACAAACGTAGTAAAATACTAAACACATCTATAATTTCCCCAGCTGCTCTGGGTAAAGGATTAAAAAATACAATAGATGAAATTAAAAGTTTTTCTATAAAAGGTAAACAACATATTTTATTTTCTGACTATCAATTAACCTATGGGAAAAATCTAAGTACTAATATAAATATACCTTATATCAAAAAATATATAGTAAGAGATTTACTTATAATTAATCATCCTGATGATGCAGAACGGTTAGCAAATAAACATATTAAAAAAAATCCTATGTTAGAACCTCTTCTATATAATAGTATTATTTCAACTACTAATGTGATAGAATGGAAACACCAACGAAAAGTTTTTAATCAAGCATTTAGTGTTAACACAGAACTTAAAAAACTTATTCCTATTTCAGTTAAAAGATCTGAATTTTGTGTTAAATTGTTGTGGGAACATAGTAACGAAGGCACAAATGAAGTCAATATTAATGATTTTTTTTTAAATGAAACAATGGCACAACTCCAGCTAGCGATGTTTGGATTTTCGAATGAGTTTCAAGAAAAAACAAATGACAAAATTCGCAAAGCATTTAATGGTAGTGAACCTGACTATACTAAAGAATATTTTTATGATTTCTTGGAAGAATTAAAAGATGGGAGTGGACCATTAACAGAAGCGTTTAGCAATAGGATTCCTAAAGATAAAAAAGAATTATTTGGAAATGCTATGATATTTTCTTTTGCAGGACATGATACGACTGGTAATACTTTATCTTTTTTAATGTATGAATTAAGTAAAAATCCTGAGTCCCAATATACACTACAAACTGAAATAGATTTATTTTGGAAGATGCAAGAGGAACATCCTATAACATATGAAGATTTTAAAAGACTTCCATATATGACGCGGTGTATTAATGAAACACTTAGGTTATGGTCTCCAATTCCTAATGGAACATATAGAGAACTTATAGAAGATGATTATATAATTGGTATTAATAATGAAAAGGTGATTGTTCCAAAAGGCACATATGTCCAAATACCGAATTGGTCACGTCATAGAAATCCGTTGCTATGGGGAAGTGATGCACATATTTTTAATCCAAATAGAGAATTCAAAGACGATGAGATTTGGAATAATAGTGTTATAAATAGTTATAATCCAAGTTCAGAACGATTTAGCCCATTTACCTATGGACCCCGAGATTGTATTGGTAAAAACTTTTCACAAATAGAAATGCGCATCATATTACTCCATTTATTAAAACATTATTCTTTTTCGTTAACCGAAAAACAAATGAATACTTACAATCAAGATGATTTAGGTTTAAACCAATTTACACTTGGTCCACGGGATATTTATGATTATAATAAGAATGGTCTCTATGTTAAAGTAACGAAAAGGCTTTTTAATTCTAGTTTATAGATACTTTTTAAGAAAAAGTATAGTCAAAAAATACTATTATTTTGTTAAAACTTTTGTTAAAAGTTTTAACTAAATTATTTTTTTTTTATACTATAATTTATGGAAGTTATAATTAATATTGCCGATATCGTTGCTATTCCGATGTTTTTAGTATTAGTTATTTATTTTGTTCAAAAGAAAAATAAAACTGTTTTTGAATTAGTTTTATTGTTAATGGTATCACTTGGCCTAATCATAGATGTTTGCTTTACAATTTATTTCTTATTTTTTAAGAAGCCAAAATGTTATCTTGAACTAGAAAAAAAATAAATATTAAGTCTTTGCATTCAATACTAATACTTGTAATACTTCCCTAACATAGCTTGTGAAGGACATATTTTAACTTCATTAATTTTATCTAATGTAGTAACTATCATTTCTCCATTTATATCAGAATACCCTATTTTACTAAAGCCCAAAGACATTAATTTATTAATACACATTCGACAAGGCAACGAATTACAGTAATGTCCCTTCAGCTGTGCTGTTTTATAGCTGGGGGCACGCACTACCCAAATAGTGTATTTTTTTAGGTAGTTTTTATATTCATTCCGATTCCGTGTCTTCTTCCGTATAAATTGATTAATAAGTTTAGTTGCCACAGCTATTTCAGCATGTACGCTACGATGAATTTGACCTAATGCGCTTGTTCGATTACCATTATTCATTGAACTAACAATAAATTTGGACCCTTTTGTTATAATAGCACCATGCTTAGAATTCATTTGAGATTGCAAGGCTTGGTCATAAGCTAAAGAAGCAAATTTATGTTTTCTACACATAGTCTTTAAGAACACCGTTTTTTAATGCGGTAATTATAAAATAAAAAGTTTCAATTTTAAACTTTAACCTTTTTCCTAAAAAGAAACTTTTAACAAAAGTTTTAACAAAACTATTTATTTTGCTAATATAACAACAAGAATTATTATAAATATTACTAATAATCCTATAAAGATAATGTGAAAAGCATATTTACTGCATTGTTGAATCCTTAAGGTTCTAGAGTTTTTCTTAAATTTATTTCCATTTTCTGTAAGCATTTCAGTCAATCCTTCTATATTATTTAATTTAGATTTTCGTTCATTAAGATTACCTATATGTTTTCTTAAGATATGTCTTGTATCTTCAATACTATCACTCATTTTTTCGGTATCATAATATTTATTTTTGATTGTATATGGAGCATTTTCACTTCTATAATCCCATAGTTTATCTTGTTTATCATAATCATTATTATTAGTAGCATAGTTTATATTTGTATTATCATAAGTATTATAACTATTATTAGGTGGATTCCAACTATTATCAAATGTAGGTTTCCATATATCATGAGTATTCTTAAACTCTGTAGGTTCTTCTAAATTGATTGACCTGAATGCATTACTATTAATAGAATTATCTATAGAATTATCTCTATATTCATTATCTTCTGTAACCGACAAATATAACGATGGTTGATCTATTTCTTCATCTTGAAATTCATGATATTCTATATTATTATGATTATCCATTAATTAAATAATAAAATTATTCTTTAAATCAAAAATTATTTTGGTCTAAGCTTTTTGAAAAGCTTAAAAATACTTTTTCATAAAAACTTTTTTCTAAAAAGTTTTAAAATATAAAAATAAAAAAAACTTTTTCATAAAAGTTTAGACAAAAACATTATTTTTTTATTATTTTTGCTATACTTTTTATAAAAAGTTTAGACAAAAACATTATTTTTTTTATTATTTTTGCTATACTTTTTATAAAAGTATTTAGTTGGAGTATGCGAGACCACCCATACCACTCATGATTCGGAGAACATTGTAGTTGACGGCGTAAATATTTAATTCTTGAGCATCATTTGCTAATTCAAGTCTAGCATTATCAATTCTTGAGAAATTGCATGTTCCGGATGGTTGGTGTTCTTCTGGTTTAAGAGCAAAAGAGTATACAGCAATTCCATCCTCTGCTTTATTCGAACCCACACCACCAAATCCTGAATGATGTTGCCATACTTGAGCTCTAGTAAAGTATAAACGGTCTCTCGCAGAAAATCTATCATGTCCATTAAGTTTTAATGTATATTGTTCATTAGGCTTTAATACAGCGGATGATACTTCACCAGCAGCGGCACCCGCCCCCCATTCTCTAGGTCCAGTCCATACAAGTTCTTTAACTGGATGATTAAAATTAAGTTCATGTGATTTTGATGATGAAGAATTCATCTGTTGTACTTGTTCAATAAGATATTCATGCGATTGTTGGGCGAATCTACGTCTTTCATCTGTATCTAAATATATATAATCAACATATAATTTAGTAGAACCACTTGTAACTAAAGCAGCACTAAATGCTAGTTTTACTTTGACTTCGTGGTATTGAAGGGCAATTAATGGAAGAGCAAGACCTGGATTTCTGCAAAACCAAAATTGTAATGGAATAAAAAGCATACCCGGCTTCTTGGCACCAGCACTTCCAACACCAGCTTGGACTCCGCCGGCACATGCCATTTTTTGGAATTTTGTAAAAGTACCCTCAGTTGCCATATCATTTATTAAAGTATTTGAAGTACCTAATGAATTTGGTTCAGTTAATTCTGCCCAAACTTCCATCCAGTGACCATAATGTTTATCTATACGTTGACCACCAATTTCAAGTTCAACATAATCTATTAAAGCATGTCCATAATTATTTTCTTGAACATCACCACCTGGGTTATGTTGAATGAAAACACGTCCAATAAGATCACCATTTCTTGAAATAGTAGATGTTACTGATGAACTAGGAGCAACTGAACCATTAAGTGTTTGTTCAATAGATTCCATCGAGAAATTAGTGTGTCGTCTGTAAACTACTTTGAAAAAAGTAATTTGTGGATTTCCTGTAAGATAAATATCTTGAGCGCCATAAGCGACTAATTGCATTAAACCTCCTCCCATTTTATACTATAAGCAAAGAAAATAATTTTGAGAAAAAACGTAATTTAATTAAAATTCTTTTTATAAAAAATTAATACAAAAATAAATTTGTATAAAAAAGTTTAGGACATAAACAAAACAAAAAAATACTTTTTATAAAAAAGTAAAATCAAAAATTAATTTTGGTAAAGCTTTTGGAAAAGCTTACTTTTTATAAAAAAGAGTAATAATAGATTTCCTAAAATTAATTTTGGTAAAGCTTACTTTTTATAAAAAAGAGTAATAATAGATTTCCTAAAATTAATTTTGGTAAAGCTTACTTTTTATAAAAAAGAGTAATAATAGATTTCCTAAAAAAATATTACTTTCTTAAAGAAAATTAATAAAATATAAATTAAATAAAAACTATTTTTTTTTTGACTAAACTTTTTCTTAAAAGGTTTATTTTTTGTCTAAACTTTTTCTTAAAAGGTTTATTTTTTGTCTAAACTTTTTCTTAAAAAGTTTTTTTCTTAAAAAGTTTATTTTTTGTCTAAACTTTTTCTTAAAGTTTATTTTTTCTTAAAAAGTTTATTTTTTGTCTAAACTTTTTCTTAAAAAGTTTATTTTTTCTTAAAAAGTTTTTAGTTGGAGTATGCGAGACCACCCATACCACTCATAATTCTTAATACATTATAATTAACTGCATATATGTTAACAATTCCGCTTGGAGCACTCTCAAAGTTCAACTTGGCAGTGTCAATTCGCGAAAAATTGCACGTTCCAGATGGTTGGTGTTCTTCTGGCTTGAGGGCAAATGAATAGCAGTTAACCTTTGCTGTAAGTTGTGAAGTTCTTGCTGGGACTAGACCAGAAGAGTTTGTTCCTAAAGAAAATATTCTTAATCTATCACTTCCTGCTGCAGCACCACCACTATGAATATCTACATCAAAACCAATAGATTTTGCACCACCAGTTCCTGCTGACCCAACAGAATTGCATGTGGCAAATGATATTGTAGAATCATTAGTTACATTAGCATCATGATGATGAACTAAATATTTATTTCCAACAACAAAAGCACCTACTTGGTCTTCTGCTAATTGAACAAACTTACGACTACCAGCGGCATCATTATTTGAGATAGTGTCAGCAGCAGCTAAAGCAATAAATGTATTATTAGAAAGATCTGTATCTGCATCATAAGCAGTAGCAACACCTGTTGCATTTACTACTAAAGTAGTATTTTGCAAATTGGGTGCTGCTAAACCAGGCATATTTTGACCAGGAACAGCTGTGTGGTGATCAAAAGGTTGTCTAAGTTGAAAGTATTCTTCCTCTTGCTTTGAAAATCTATCGTGTCCATTAAGAACAAGTCTTGCGTCTCCATATGAATCACCTGTCCAGATAAGTTCTTTAACTGGATGATTAAAGTTTAGTTTCATGGATTTTGATCCAGTCTCACTTTGTCTCTGTAATTGTTCAATAAGATATTCGTGCGATTGCTGAGCGAATCTTCTTCGTTCATCAGTATCAAGATATATATAATCTACAATAACTTTAAATTCAGCGTCTACAACTCCAACGGTGGTAGTAGTTCCCCATGTGAATTTGAGCTTTACTTCGTGGTATTGAAGTGCTATAAGTGGAAGAGCAAGACCTGGATTTCTGCAAAACCAAAAGTTAAGCGGAACTTGAACCATGCCAACACCTGTAGTTCCACTAGAACCAACACAACCGGTCATTGCTTTAAGACCTTGTGCTTTTGAATCTTGTGTCGATAATTCATTCCATATTTCATTCCATTCTTGATAGTGTTTGTCAATTCGTTGACCTCCAATTTCAAGTTCTACTTCACTAACTATAGCACTACCATTTTCAATAGATGCCGTTGATGATGTCACATATACTTTGTGAACTAAATCACCATTTCGAGAAACAGTAACAGTACCTGATGTTGCTGATCCAGAAGATTTCTGTGTACCATTAATAGTTTGTTCAATAGCTTCCATCGAGAAATTAGTATGACGTCTGTAAACAACTTTAAAGAAAGTAATTTGTGGATTTCCTGTAAGATAGATATCTTGAGCGCCATAAGCGACTAATTGCATTAAACCTCCTCCCATTTTATACTATAAGCAAAGAAAATAATTTTGTGAAAAAAATTAATTAATTTATAAATAATATAAATTGAATCATTAATAAAAAAAAATATTTAATTAGAGTAAGCAAGACCACCCATACCACTCATAATTCTAAGAACATTATAGTTAATAGCATAAACAGTTAAAGTTGTATTAGCATATGTGTTTTCTGATGTAAATACTAATTTAGCATTATCAATTCTAGAAAAGTTACATGTTCCCGATGGTTGATGTTCTTCTGGTTTAATAGCAAAAGAATAATTGTAAATATGTTTTGTAGGCATTTTATGTCCAGCTTGAACTGGTTGTACTGTTCTGAAGTAAGAAGCATTTCTTTCTCTAAATCTATCATGACCATTAAGTAATAATTTAACTTTACCGAAACTTTCATATGATTTTTGTCCATTAATATATTCAACATCCTTATCTAACCCAATACTGTAATTAAAATAATCATTATTATGTAATTTATCGTCACCATCGCTTTTATTAAGTATAGCATTAATAATTTCACTAGAATTATTTGTATTTTCAGTTATAACAGTATCATCTTGCATTACCCAAATTAATTCTTTAACTGGATGATTAAAATTTATATTTTGACTTGTAGACATTTCTGATTCTTCTCGTTGAAGTTGTTCAATAAGATATTCGTGCGATTGTTGAGCAAACCGTCTACGTTCATCAGTATCTAAATATATATAATCAACCCATAAAGTACAAGTAGGACTAGCAGCAGTACCACTTAATTTTTTTGTACTATTCACTAATCCGAGCATTCCTCGTGTCATGAGTTTAATTTTAACTTCATGATATTGTAGAGCAATAAGAGGAAGTGCCAAACCAGGATTTCGGTTGAACCAAAATTTTAATGGAATATAAGTTGTTAAAGCATCCATATCTGCATCCTTTATAGCACCTTTATCTAAATATGTATCTTTTGCTTTGTGTTTATTTAACATAATATGTTCAGATTCATCATGATCAGTTAATTCATTATATATATCTAAAAATTGTCCATAATGTTTATCTATTTTTTGACCACCTATTTCAATATCAACTTCTTTAACAAAAGCGTGTCCTGTATTATTAGTCCATTGAGTAGACGATTCGTCTTCGGCTGACTTCAATCCAGGTGCGAATTTAACTTCTAAATGCATATTTGAAATTAAATCACCATTTCTTGAAATAATTGCAGTAACTACAGAAGATGATTCACTGATCTGACCACTAAATGTTTGTTCAATACATTCAATAGAGAAATTAGTGTGCCGTCTGTAAACAACTTTAAAGAAAGTAATTTGTGGATTTCCTGTAAGATAAATGTCTTGTGCACCGTAAGCGACTAATTGCATTAAACCTCCTCCCATTATATATATATATATACAAAGAAAATAAATAAAATAAATAATAAAATATATTTAACAATTTAATAAAAGATTAAAGTTTAAAATTGATATAAAAAGAAAGATATAAATTAATAATAATGGATAGAAACATTACTATTTGCGCAACAGATTTAACTGTAATTACAGGACATAATCCATATAAGTCTAAAGATGAGTTAGTATTAAAGTTTTGGCAAAGATATTTTAAATCAGATTATTTAGAATGTGTTGAAAACCTTAAGAAAAAAAATATTAAGTTAAAAAAGGAAGAAACCGATTATGAAGTGGTTAAAAGAATAGTTAAGGAAAATAATATAAATTTAGGTGGTGATTTGTACAAATGTTTTAAATCTAATAATATTAATGATTTAAATAAAGATAAAGCTAAAGTAATGAAGAAAATAGAGTTATCCCTTCCTGAATCAAAGCAACATGAATTTAATAAATCATTTAATACAATTACTAATACTAACTTTGGTATTAAATATGAAAATAAAGGTTGTGATTTGTATGAATCTAAAACAAATTCTAAAGTAATAAAAACTTCTAAATATTATAAAACAGAATTATTTCAAATACCTAATGAATATGATAAAATAGATACATGGGGTATAGGTGGGAAAATAGACGGAATATTATTGCCTGAAAATAAAATAGTTGAAATTAAAAATAGAGTTAAAAAATTGTTTTATTCTTTAAGGGATTATGAAAAAGTCCAGTGCTTCGTTTATATGTTTTTATTGGAATCGGATACTACAGATTTAGTTGAAGTCTTAAAGCAAAAAGACAATAATTCAATTAATATAATTAATGTCAAATTTAATGAGCATTTTTGGGAAGAAGAAATTATGATGCGACTTGAAGAATTTATTAGTGATTTCTATATATTTCTTGAAGACCCTAAAAAGAAAATGGCATTAATAACAGAATGTGATGAATTATAATTAAATTTAATTAATTTATTTCTGGAACTATAATATAAAATGTTTGGAGGTAGTTGTAGTTTAAAGGGTGGATACAGAATTGCTAAAAGGCATTATTTAAAGAAAACTATTAAAAAGCGTTCAAAAGGTCTTAAGAGGCGATCTAAAAGTATTAAGAGACGATCTAAAAGTCTAAAAAAAAGTGGTGGAGGACATCGTGGAGGTGGTAGTTGTGGTTCATCTCTTGGTTCATACATAAAACCTTATAAAAAAAGAGGAGGTGGTCGTACACACAAATATCCTGAGGGTCATCATTAATTAATTAAATTAATTAAATTAAATTTATTTAATTTCTTTGCATATAGTATAAAATGATTGGTGGTTTAAGAAGAAGAAGCTCAAGACGTGTTTCGCGAAGAACTAGTAGAAGAACTAGTAGAAGATCAGGTAGACGAGTTCAAAGAAGTTCAAGGCGTGTAGCAAGAAGAAGTCGTGGACGAAGAACAAGTAAAAGAAGTGGACGAAGAATAAGTAGAAGAAGTGGACGAAGAAGAAGAGGACATCGTGGAGGTGGTAGTTGTGGAAGCCCTAGAGTAAATGAACAAGGTGGAGGTGGAAGTTGTGATGGAAATAGATTTCAAACTGGATCTGGTATAAGTTTAGAAAAAAAAGAAGAAGCTTAAATTTATTTCTTAAAAGTAATAGTTAAATCTTCATTATATTTTTTAGTTTGAATAAAACTATAATTATTTATTTTTTCATTCATTGATTCTTTATTTGATTCAATATTATTATTAGTATTCATTCTTTGTGGATTGGCTAATTCAAGATTCATATGTGAGTTTGCATTCAAATTAAGATCACGTTCAAGCTGTGTCTGATTCGTATTATTTTTCTCATTTATAGTTTTAGATTCTGATTCTTTTACTTCTAAAGAACTTAAAAGATTATTAAGACTGCTATAATCCATTAAATAAACTTTAGAAAAGTTTTAACAAATTCAAACTTTTTAGTAAAAAGTTTTAAATCAAAAATAATTTTGGTAAAGCTTTTGGAAAAGCTTACTTTTTAGAAAAAAAAGGTAAAGATAATGGATTGGAAAATCTATCAACCCTCTAACTAACAGATACAAAAAAACTTAATAAGTATTTTGATATAACCTCTTAAAATTGATTATTTATTAATTATAATAATTAAATAAATGTGGAGAATTGTAGGATTACCATGGCCTTCGAGCCGATTGATTGCATCATCTTTAGATTCTAATATATTGAAATCACATAAATTAAAGGCAAAAATAAATAATAATATTAAAAATAGTAATATAAAAACAGATAAAAAGCAGAATAAATATGATCCAGAATTAGGAATTGAGTTCCCGAGTAGTAGATTTAATTAATTCCTTAAGTTCCATTATTTCTTTTTTTAGGTCTTCTTTTTCTAAAATAACAAAATCTTCATCTTCTTTTTTATATTCAATAGAATAATTACTTTTGTATATATATACAACACCATTAAATAATTTACTACTGGTCCACCAAATCATACCAAAAGAAAAATCTAATATATAGTATCCACAATAAAATAATAGCATATTATAAATAAACTTTAGAAAAGTTTTAAATCAAAAATAAACTTTAGAAAAGTTTTAAATCAAAAATAAACTTTAGAAAAGTTTTAAATCAAAAATAAACTTTAGAAAAGTCTATAAAATCTTAATAGTTTGACAACTTGCCTCTAACCTTTAATTTTAATTTAAATAATGTACTAATATTAAATAATAGCACTAAGAATAAAATAACTAATGTTAAGGCATTCAATAAATGTCTTGTAGTTTTTTGTTGTGAATGTTTTGTTTCTTCAATTGATTTTACAACTAAATATATTAATATTGGATAAAGAACTATCATAAATAAATTACACAAACCTAGTATATTCGAACCAAGACTACATGAACGTAATAATGTTTGACTTACTCCAATAATTACAAAAATACAGATTGTAAATACAAAAAAATTATTATCACTATACATATAATAATAGGCAATATTTTAAGTTGTTATAATTTGTTTAGATTTTTCCGCCTTTAGATAAATTATCTATTGCCCATAAAGGCTGTAAATTTGTATAATGAAAACATTTTTTTTGTTCTTCGCCATCTAATAAATTAAAAGAACAACATGGTTTTATATGGTCTATATGCCATTCACCATGGTTTTCCCAAGTCATACCATCAGTGAATTTTGCTGCTATATAGCCTTTTAAAAACTTTATATCACATCCAGTTAATTCCATCGTATTATTATTTTTACAAGCTCTTTTGGCTTTTAATGCAGAACCAAGTCTGCTTCTAAGTGTTTTTACTAATTTAAATTCCGGATCAGTTAATTTCCGTTTTTTTTCGTATTTATTCATGTTATCTTGAATTTTTCGGCGGTTTTCTTTTCTATAATCAGTTAAACATGTTTTACAATCATTTCTTAATTTATCCCAATGACTTTTTAATTCATTATAGTCTGTTAATGGTTTCCAAAGTTTGCATCTACAACATTTCTTCCCTATTACAGAATCTATAGTCTCATGTGGAATACGATGTTGAGATGGTTTACTTTTTATTAGGTCTTCATATTCTTTTTCTTTTTTTATTTCATCCCATGATTTAACTTCTTGAATCTCATTTGTTTCATCAACCAATTTAAATATATAATTACCAGTTTGTTCTATATGTTTTTTAAGAACCTTATTAATATTTGATGGTTGTAGGTTTAATTTATTGGCTGCATCACGTTGAGACTTAAATTTAGTCCAGTTGAGAGGGATATCTTCTAAATTTAAAGGTTTTCCATATAAAACCTTAATAGTTGCCTTTTTATTTCTTTTTTCTATAGTTTTTAATTTATTATAGTCTGAAATTCTTTCTTTGTTTTTTGCTCTCCATAATTTAGCTTTATCTCGGCAATCTCTGCAATTTTTTAATGTTTTAGAATTCTCTACAAAACTGTCTGAATCTTTTTCTTGAGAACACTTTGTACACTTCATATAATATAAAAACGCATTTTATGTTTAAGCGGATATAATTTAATTATTTACGAAGTATGCGAATTAACGGAGTCGGAGAACTAAATGAAGTGTGCTTTCTTTTTGTATGTTATAGTCTGATAGGGTTCTACCATCTTCAAGCTGCTTACCTGCAAAAATGAGCCGTTGTTGATCTGGTGGAATTCCTTCTTTATCTTGAATTTTAGCTTTAACGTTTTCAATCGAATCACTTGGTTCAACTTCAAGTGTAATAGTTTTTCCAGTTAGAGTTTTCACGAATATTTGCATCTTTATAATAATAAGTTAAGATTATATTTTTAAATAAACTTTTTAAAAGTTTTAACAAATAAACTTTAAAGCTTTTAGAAAAACACAATAGAAGTTTTGGTCAAAGCTTTTTGAAAAGCTTACTTTTAGAAAAACACAATAGAAGTTTTGGTCAAAGCTTTTTGAAAAGCTTACTTTTAGAAA